AATTCTCTCTGTTTTCGTTATAATGTATGTATAAACTTTGATAGGAGTTCTATATTATGTCTCGTTCTGCCAACCGTGAAATGTTCATTAATGCTCTTGTTGCTACTGGTAAAGAAACCGTTACGCTTGAAGACATTAAAACCATCTCTGCTAAAATCGGTATTTCGCAACCTTATTGGTTTACGAATGAAGAAAAGAATCGTGTAAAGCGTGGTCTTTACAAAGTACCAGGTGTTGTTGCAAAACCTGCAACAACTGCTCCTGCAACAATTGAAATGCAAGCTCAGGTTATTCCTATGCAAACTCCCAAAAATCGTATCAGTTCGGTTGTGACTGATCTTGAGGTCGAAAATCTTGTACCGAATGTATACAAAAATTATGTACCTTTCGGTCATTTTGATGACCTCGTTTCAATCATAGGTTCGAATCAATTCTATCCGATCTTCATTACTGGTCAATCAGGTAATGGTAAAACAATGTCTGTTGAACAGGCTTGTGCCAAACTGAAACGCAAATTCGTTTGCGTCTCTATGACACCTGAAACTGATGAAAGTGATCTATTCGGTAATTTCGTTCTGATCAATGGTCAAATGGAATGGCGTGATGGTCCTGTGACTGTTGCCGCTCGTCAAGGTGCAGTACTCTGTATTGATGAGATTGACTACGGTTCACAAAACCTTTCCAGTTTGCAGCGTGTACTTGAAGGCAAACCATTCTTGCTTAAAAAGAAGAATGAACTGATTCAACCTGCACCTGGTTTTACAGTTGTTGCCACTGCGAACACAAAAGGTAAAGGTTCAGAAGATGGTCGTTACATGTTCACCAATGTTCTGAACGAAGCATTTCTTGAGCGTTTTCTCAATACTTACGAACAAGAATGGCCTTCTAACAAAACCGAACAAAAGATTCTTAAGAAAGAACTTGAATCTCTTGGTCGTGCTGATGATGAATTTGCTCAGAAACTTGTTACTTGGGCAGAAGTCATTCGCAAAACCTTTGTTGAAGGCGGTGTTGACGAAGTGATTTCCACTCGCCGTCTTGTGCATATTGCCAAGACCTACTCTGTGTTCGGAGATCGCATTAAGGCAATTACGCTTTGTTTGAATCGTTTCGATGATGATACAAAGATTTCTTTCCTTGATCTCTACACTAAAGTAGATGCTGGTGCCAACACCGAAACTCTGATGACACAAACACAACCTGTGCCTGAAGAGATTGGCAAAGACGATATTCCTTTCTAATTTGCCTTAAAAAGTATTGACAAATGTATGACCTTGTAGTATGATGTACACATGTCTGAGAGAACAGTCGCCTTTCAGACATGTTTCTAACCTGCGACTATTTTACTTTATGGAGTTTTTTGAATGTCTGTTAAATCTAAAGTTCTCAACTATCTGTCCAAGTCCACTGGTTACAACACTCTGACCGCTGCAAAGATGCAGAGCCTGTTCGGTGTTGCAAATCCCTCCGCAACCATTAATGATCTTCGCAATGAAGGTCATGCAATCTACCTGAACAGCCGCATTGTGAACGGTGAGAAAGTTTCTTTCTATCGTTTGGGTACACCAACTAAGCGCATGATTGCAGCTGGTATTTCTGCTCTGCGTTCGGCAGGAGTTCGCACTTTTGCTTAAGAAGTACTAAAAAACCAAAGAGGAAGCATATATATTTGTGTATGCTTCCTCTTTTTTCGTTTATGGGTGATCTATGGAAATTCAAATTAAAGTCGATGAACTAAGAAAAAATAAATTGTTTATCGCAACTCCTATGTATGGTGGCATGTCACATGGGTTATATGTTAAATCATGTCTTGATCTACAGAACATCATGAACAGATATGGAATTGAAACCAAGTTCTCATTTCTGTTTAATGAATCTCTCATCACTCGAGCTCGTAACTATCTCGTAGATGAATTTCTCCGCACAGATTACACACACATGTTGTTTATTGATTCTGACATTCATTTCAATGCTCAGGATGTTGTTGCACTATTGGCTTTGGATAAAGATTTAATTGGTGGTCCTTATCCTAAAAAATCTATCAACTGGAAAAATGTTATTGATGCTGCACGAAAACATCCAGACTTAGCACCAAGTGAATTAGAAAAACTTGTTGGTGATTATGTTTTCAATGTGGTCAAAGGCACAAGTCAATTTTCTGTAACAGAACCTCTTGAAGTGATGGAAATTGGTACTGGTTATATGATGATTAAACGAGAAGTCTTTGATAAGATGAAAGAAGCTTACCCTCAGATTCATTACAAACCAGATCATGTTGGACAGAAAAACTTTGACGGTTCAAGGTATATTCATGCATATTTTGATACTGTAATTGATACAAAAGAATCTATCACTGGTGGTGGTTCAGATCGTTATCTAAGTGAAGATTATATGTTTTGCCAAATGTGGCGTAAAATTGGTGGACAAATTTTCTTATGTCCTTGGATGAAAACACAACACGTTGGTACATATGCCTTTACTGGTGATATGCCTGCTGTTGCGAATTATACAGGTAGACTATGATCAACTACAAATATGATGAAGACCGGCTTCTGAAAGAATTCAAAGAGTATATTGACAGTACATATAATGAACACTACTCTTTGAATAAATTTCAGGCAACAGAATTTATTCTTGATGCCGGTCATGGTGATGGTTTTTGTTTGGGTAATGTGATGAAATATGCACAGAGGTATGGCAAAAAAGCAGGTTATAATCGAAAAGATTTAATGAAGATATTGCATTATGCTCTGATTGCATTGTATAATCACGATTTACAGAAAAGGAATTGATTATGAAATTATCAAGTGAAACACTCAATGTACTGAAAAACTTCAGTAACATTAACAAAGGTATTCTTTTTAAACAAGGTCAAGTTCTCAAGACTGTTTCCTCTTTGCGTAATATTCTGGCAGAAGTTACGATCAAAGAAAACATTCCTGCTGAATTTGGCGTACATGATCTCAACAATTTTCTTTCGGTGGTTTCTCTACACAAAGATGACCCATCGTTTGAATTTGATGACAAACATGTAGTTATTGTTGGTAACAAAGGTCGTAGTAAGATCAAGTATCGTTTTTGTGAACCAAAGATGATTACTACACCGCCAGACAAAGCAATTGCAATGCCATCTCCTGAAATCGCATTTAATGTTTCAGCAGAAGACTTTGATTGGATTTTGAAGGCATCATCTGTTCTTGGTTCACCACACATTGCAATTGAATCTGATGGTAGTAAGATCAACATTCTGACACTTGATCTTGCTGATGACTCTGCACACACAGATGCATTAGAAATTGGCCAAGGAAATGGTGATAGTTATCGTATGATTTTCAAAACTGAAAACTTCAGTAAGATTCTTCCTGGTTCTTATGATGTAGAAATTTCTTCAAAAGGTATTTCTAAATTTACCAATAAGAATTTTGATCTCAAGTATTGGGTTTCAACAGAAGCTGGTTCGAAGTTTACAAAAGGATAAAATCATGTTTATCTTTGTAAAAGAAAAGGACATTGGTCAATCTCTTGCGATAAACAAAAATAAAGTTTTGTATGTCAGAGATTTTCCAATGGGACCTAAAATTGTTTTTGAAGATGGTACATATATTATTGTAGACGAAAATTATTTAAGTTTAGTTGCTCGTTTCAATAGTAATTAATTATGATTTATACTGTGAAGGATTTATATTATGGAACAACTGCTTTGGACAGAGAAGTATCGTCCTCAAACCGTAAACGATTGTATTCTGCCAGAACGGTTAAAGAAACCATTTCAAGAATACGTCAATCAGAAGAACATACCAAATCTTCTTCTGACTGGCGGAGCTGGTGTCGGCAAGACAACAGTAGCCAAAGCAATGTGCAAGGAAATCGGTTGCGACTATCTGGTAATCAATGGTTCTGATGAAAGTGGTATTGATACATTTAGAACAAAGATTAAAAATTATGCATCGTCAATGAGTCTTGCTGGTGGCCGTAAGGTCATCATCATTGACGAGGCAGACTATCTAAATCCAAATTCAACTCAACCAGCATTGCGTAATGCCATTGAAGAGTTTTCTGAGAACTGTTCTTTCATCTTTACATGTAATTACAAAAATCGTATCATTGAACCACTTCATAGTCGGTGTGCAGTTATTGAGTTTTCTCTCCGTAATGGTGAGAAAGCCAAGATGGCCTCTGCGTTCTTCAAGCGTATTCAGACAGTTTTGCAAAGTGAATCGGTTGATTTTGAT